GAATATGTATATATGCGGGACTCCTCGCGCCCGAAAAGGGGGGGGTGCCGGTGGCGGGGGGTGTTCTGGAGACGTTTGCTTTTTGTTCCCGTTTTGTCCTGCCGTTTACACGTTCAGATAGGCCTATATGCCAGTGTTTACACAGCATTTGCCCGTCTTATAATTTCCAATTAAAGCACTATCCGTCACGCCGACTTGCTAAGCCGTTGAAGTCGCTCGATAAGTTCCCGCTCTATTGTGCTGCTGTCGGTGCCGACGGACTCGATTTTCACCTGATCCGTCAGCATCCCGGCCATTTTGGCGGCAAGCGCCAGTGCAGACTGTTGCACCGCTGGCGGCACATTCTGGTCAACGTTCTCGGCCAAACGCCACACCCCGCGCCACACCCTATCGGCGTTTCGCTCGGCTCTCTTGTTCGCTTCCATGCTATTCCTGCCGCGCTTTTCCGCCAAAAGCTCGTTTAGCCTTGCGTCAACTTTCGGGTGTTGCGCAAGTTTACACGCTTCGGTCCAGATAGTGTTTTCCTTCATGCCTTCCGTTTGGTACGCCCGGCGATAGGCTTCCGCATTGGTTAAGCCTTCCGCAAGGCCTTGCGCGAATGCCTCTTGCTTCTCAGTCAATCCGCCGGGTGTCGCCTTGTTTCCCGTGCGCCTTGTTCCCTTCCCGCCATCTATGACTGTGAAGGTGTTTCCCTTGTCGTTCTCTTGCATGTGCCTCAGTCCCCTCAGTCGCCGGGTGGCTTTTCGGGGTTCCATTTTTTCCCTTGCCTTATGGTACACCAAATGCCGGTATTTCGCCAATTTGGCCCCGTGTAAATGTGCAAATCACTCGCAAGCCTATGAAATCGTTGCGCTTTTTCTGCGCGTTTTAACGTCCAGCATGCCCTATTTTGGCCCATTGCCACACAAAAAAACCCAATGATTTCAATGGCGCAAAATAATTGTTTACACGGCATCAGAGGCGGCGCATTTTGTTCTCACGGTGATCGCGACACCCAAACAACGCGGACATCCAAGGCGGGCGCTCAGATCGGCGTCTTTTCGGCGAAATGGCATCAGGCCATCACTCTGACCCGGAAAGCAGAAGCCCCGCCGCCCGCCTTGGATTGCACAAAACCCGTCTATCGGGTGTGCGCTTGATACTACCCACAAGTGACGGGGGACAGTTAGCCGGAGGTTCAGGACGATACCGGATCAAGCTCAGAGTGCAACCAAGCCTCAAAGTTACGCTAACCTGAACCGCGCTTTCGGCGCGGTTCTAGTTAACGCAACGGAAGGAAACTAGCCATGATCATCTACTCTGGACCGTCTTTGATCGACGGCAAGCCCATTGTCGCCATTGCCGTCAACCAATCCGATAACACCAAAACCGGCAACATGGTGCAGACCTATATCATCCGCGCCGACATTGACCCGCGCGATGCCTCTAAAACCGGCGAAGATTTCTCGATTTGCGGTAACTGCCCACATCGCGGCATTGCCCACAATCGCCCCGACAAAAAGCTTGCCCTGAAACGTTCCTGCTATGTGAACATAGGGCAGGGCGTTCTAATCGTGTGGAAAGCCCTACAGCGCGGCGTCTATTCGACCGCAACCGGCCACAAGGCCATCGCGGCAATCGGCAAGGGGCGGATGGTGCGCCTTGGTACCTATGGTGACCCTGCCGCCGTTCCCGCCTATATCTGGGAAAGCTTGCTTTCGGAAGCTTCCGGTCACACGGCGTACACTCACCAATCGGGTGTCGAAAGCGCACAAGCGCGGCCTGATTTCATGATGATTTCCGCCGACACGGAAGCGCAAGCCCGCATCGCATGGAACGACGGAAACCGTACCTTCCGCGTGGTGAAATCCACCCATGAAATCATCGCGGGGCGGGAAATCCTTTGCCCTGCATCTAAGGAAGCAGGGTTCCGCACCACGTGCAACTCGTGCGGCCTGTGTGGTGGCAATGCCGTTAAGGCGAAGTCCATCGCCATTGTGGACCACGGCCCGCAACGCAAGCGCGCCTGAAAATTAACTTGCGCTAATCCATCCGGCGTGTTTAAACATGCGCCGGATCAATTAACGCAACATGAGGAGAACCGACAATGAGACAAACCCGTGCAAGAATGGTCCGGCCCGGTGACACAATCCGCAATGGCAAGTGGACCGATATTGTGGACGAAGTGACCGAAAGGATTGGACCGGACGGAAACCCGCAAGTTATGATGCGGCTGAACGACGATACCGCAACGCGGTTTTTCCATCCGCTCGACTGGGTGGAAATATCACGGGGCTGATGCGGTCACCTGATGGGCGTGTAAACGCGCCCATCTAGTGAACGCAACTCAAACTAGGAGAACCAAAATGGAACAATTCCACGACACCCGCGAAGGCTGGCTCTCGCATGGCCTTTCTCTCGTAGCACCGCGCTTTGCGGCGGCAGGCTTCCCTCTGCCGCCTGATGTCAAGGTGGCCTGCGGCTTCGCACCCGGCGCACGGGGCGGCAAGACAATGGGCGTGTGCATATCGCCTAAGGCAAGTGCCGCAGGGATGACCGAAATGTTTGTGAGCCCGACGGTGAGTGACGAAGAAACCGCCCTAGGCGTCCTGATCCATGAGGCGGCGCACGCCGCCGTGGGTGTCGAGGCCGGACATGGCGCGAAATTCAAGGCCGCGTGTGCCGCTGTTGGCCTAGAAGGCAAGGCAACCGAGGCAATGCCCGGCTCAAGCCTCAAGGCATGGCTGGCGGCTGATGTCCTGCCAATGCTTGGCGCGTACCCTCACGCCGCCGTCGATCTCAACGCGCGGAAAAAGCAGGGCACGCGCATGATCAAACTTGTGTGCCCGGTGATGAAGGATGAGAAGGGCAACCCCTACACTGTCCGCATGACCAAGAAGTGGCTCGACGCTGGCAAGCCCGTGTCCCCTGCCGGACATGAGATGATCGAAGTGGCTGATGAGGGCGAAGAATAGCCCTCAAGCGCCGGGCGGCTGGCGGGGTTCCAAAAATCCCGCCGCAAATTTTAATTGAACGTTAAACCGCGCCATGCTATGGCGCAACTAAGGAGGAACCATCATGATCGTCAACGTAAAGCGCGGCCCCGCCGCAACCGACCTCGAAATCTTCATCAGAGATGTCATGTACCTTCCCGGCATGGGGAAGAAAAACGCGACCGCCGCATTTCTCAATGCCGGAACATTGTTCCAGTTAAATATCCCCGCTGAAAAGACTGAAACCGCAACCCGCAACCTGCGCCGCCTCGCCCTCGACGGAACCCTGATCGTCGAGGGACTGCCCGGCATTGAACCCGCAAAGGAACCCGCACCCATGCCCGAAACGCATAGCACCCCTGCATCCACTGCAACCCCTGTCGCAACGCAAGATGACCTCGCAATCCTGCGCCGCCTGTTGTCGTCCGGCGTGACGGAAGAACGGGTTCTCGAATTAATCTCTCAGAACGGTGGCCGTCCGGCGCATGTCACGATTGACCTCACGGCACCCAACGTCAACCTGTCCGGTGACGCGGTTATGCACTACAAGTTCCCGCTACTGGCTGCCGCTGTTGCCTCGCGTGTAAACGTCATGCTCGTCGGCCCGGCTGGATCTGGCAAGACCACTGCCGCGAAGCAAGCCGCAACCGCCCTTGGCTTGCCCTTCTATGGCACTGGCGCACTGTCGTCGGAGTACAAACTGTCCGGTTTCATCGACGCACAAGGGCGCATCGTTTCGACTGCCTTCCGCAAGGCGTTCGAGCATGGTGGCGTGTTCCTTTTCGACGAGATGGATGCCTCGCTCCCGTCTGCCCTGCTGGCCTTCAATGCGGCACTGGCTAACGATTGGATGGACTTTCCGGATGCCAATGTGCAGCGCCATCCTGATTTCCGCGTGATCGCTGGTGCCAACACGTTCGGCACTGGTGCCGACCGCCAGTATGTCGGGCGCAACCAACTGGATGCCGCCTCGCTCGACCGTTACGCCGTGATCGAGTGGACCTATGACGAGGCCCTTGAAGCCGCGATGATCGGACTGCCCGCTCCCAAGGGTTCGCCCGCCCCGGCGTCGATCCTGCCCCGCGAGGAGGCCGAAATTCAGGGCCTCACCGTGCGCTGGTTCGACCGTGTCCGCAAGGTGCGCGGCGCGGTGATGGACCTCAAGGTTCGCCATGTTGTGTCGCCCCGCGCGACCGTTAACGGCATCAAGTTGCTGGCCGCTGGCTGGGACTGGCATAACGTCGAAGAGGCCGTGATCTGGAAAGGCCTTGACGCCGACACCAAAAACAAAGTTCAGGCGAAAGCCGCCTAAGAGGAGGACAACATGCGCCACGTTTACGAAAACCTCGGTTCCTTCATCGCTGACGCGAAGCGAACCCCGCTCAACTCCAACCCGTCCAGCCGCGACAGTGGCGGGATGTTCGCGGCCAATTGGTCCGGCACCGACACTTTCGAGGAGGCGGTGGAACTCGCCATCCATGGCTGGCCGGAGGGACGCAAGCGCCTGATGACCGCCATGGCGGCGGCACAATCCGCCCCTGCGTTTACACCATCACTTGCCATGGATGTTGCGGGTGCCTATCCCATCGCGGCCCTCGCCGCCGCAGGTGATCCCTGCTCTATGGTGGATCTCCAGCCCGTCGAAAGCCGGGTGCGCCCCATCATCCGCCTCGTTGTGCAGCGCGGCGGTTCCGCCGCGTACAGTGCCGAGGAATTCCTCAACTACGGCGCAGCCGTCCTGTCCTACATCGAAGGGCTGGAGGCTGCATCCTTCCGGGTTGAGATCGAGGTGTCCTTCGCGGCGCGGATCGGCAGCGTGGACCACTACCTGTCCGTCATCGCAAAACGTGCCGAAGAACACATGGAAATGGACCGCCTCGCATATGTCCTGACGCATGCCGCCTTCTTCCGGCGCATCGCCTTCGCCGTCAAGGAAAGCACCCCCGGCATCGCGGAACTCCTGAACGGGAACGCCTATGGCCTGTCCCGTTCGCCCACCCCTGAGCAGGTTGATCGGACCCAGATCATCCTGCCGGGCGTCAACATGGTGAAGCCGGGTGCTAAGGAACTCAAGACGCCCAAGGCTGCCCTTGAGCATATCGGCCCCATGATCGAGGAACAACTCAAGAACGCTGGCATGGCACCGCCTCCGCTGGCCTTTGGTGGGAAGGAGAAGTGATCCCCCTGCCGGGGGCTTTTCCGGGGTTCTAAATTTAACGCAACGTAAAGGAGAGCGACAATGACCGGCAAAAAGAAGGCACCATGCTGCGATAGGTGCGGCGGCTTCAATGTGGCCGCTGATGCGACCGCAAGCTGGGACAGCGAGACAGGCGACTGGGTGCTGGAAAGCGTCTGTGATTCAGCGTATTGCTATGACTGTGAACTTGTGATCAAGTATCTGGATTGGAAAGAGGAGGACTAGAGATGACACCGAGACAATACTGGACAGCCTGCCGTTTACACGACTGGTTCTATATCTACACCGAAGACCCCGGCGTGTATCGCGCCGGGCGAGAAGAACGCCACCGCCTTGAGGTGATGGCGCGACACAACCCGGCGCTCAAAGACATCTTTGTTGCGTGGCATGCCCACCACTTTGATTGCGGCCCGGTGCCGACTGAACCCAAGACTAACGACGAAACCACAACCAAAAAGGAAGAGAAGACCATGACGTACACGATCACCAACACCGTTCCTGTCCCGAAGGCAAAGAAGCGCGGCGGTGGACGCAATCCGAAGTATCCCTTCATGAAGATGACGCGCGGCGACAGCTTCTTCGCGCCCGGCCTTGGCAAGAGGACCATCTACGGCGCGGCCTATTACGTCATGAAGAAGACCGGCGGCAAAACAAAGTTCAGGGTCATGGAATTGAACGAAAACGGCGTCAACGGCACCCGTGTCTGGCGCGTGAAGTGAAACAGAGAGGGGCCGCGAGGCCCCCCTCACCCCAACAAAGGAGAGAAGACATGCCGAAGTACAAGTTCGATCTGATCTATACGACAAGCAAATACATGCAGCACGAGGTTGAGGCTTCATCGCTGATCGAGGCGAGAAGCAAGATACATAGCTGGTTCTTGGACGAAGACACAAGCAATTGGTATAACACTTCTGACGCCGACCTCGACATCGAGCTGGTGGAGACGATCAATGCGCCGTAGCGAACCCTGCGCTCATCTGCGCCCCGACTATGACCGCCTCGAACAGGCACACTACATCAAGACGGACCCGGAGACGGGCGAGATAAGCTGGCCCCCGACCAAGATGGAAGAGGAACTAAGGCGGCTTGGCTTGATTAGCGCATATCAAATGTCTGGTTTTGCATTCTGAAAAATGTTATCCTGTACATTGCACGAATAAGGAGGAACCCATGCGTGCTATTCTGATCGATCCGTTTACACGTTCAATTAGCGAAGTGGACACTGCCGCATCGCTCGATGACATCTACACCCTGCTCGACATCGACACCGTGACCGTGGTCAAGTATGACCCTAACAATGCGCTGTTCCTCGACGATGAGGGGCTGCTCAAGGACAAGGAGACACAAGAATATTTCTGGCTCAACGGTTGCGTCCAGCCCTTCGCCGGACGCGGCCTTCTGATCGGCGACAACTACGGCGACAACCGGGCGACAGACCTTGATGTCGCCGAGGTCCGCGAGAACGTGCGCTTCCTTGATAAGGAAGAAATCGACCCCGACGAATATATCGGCTTTTCAATCGTCACATGGTAAGGAACAAGACAATGGACATCGCAACGAAGCTTCAAGTAACCCACAAGATCAATATGCCGGGTGCAGTTCTGCTGGCCCTGCTCGAACGCATGATGGAGGATGTTATCAAGTTCGAGCGGCTTATGACGCTATTCAAGAATAGCGATGCCCCGAAGGACGCGATTCGGGACTTGGAGAAAGACCTCGAAGCAGCCACAGCGATGGGCGTGGTGCTGTTCAAGGAGGCGACAGAACTTTTCGGCGAGGAGTTCATCAACGATTTCGTCGAAGGCAAAGCGGTCATCCCTCCGGTGCCTGTGCATGTAAACGCTTCATCTACGTTGAACTAAATGTTTGGCATGCTAATCATAGCCGCTGCGGTGGTGATCTACTTCATCGAGAAGGATTGACGCTCGCCGCTGGGCTTTCGGGATTCCAAAATATAAAGGCCGGGGCTGCGTCTTCCCCGGCCTTCTCTTTTTTCCGTGTTGCCATCTGGGTGGACGGAGCTAACGGAAGCTCTGACACGCGAGCAGCGTCATCCGGCATCAGCCGAATCTCTCTTTTGAATTTCAGCCGCAAGCGCCATATAGGCCACGGCATCAACATATGAATCAGAATGGCTAGGCGTCTCCACAAGGCGAGACATTTTCAACCATGCCATACACAAGGCGACCTCATGCGCCTTCACCTCGACACCGAGGATCTCCCCCCAACCGACAGAAATCCTTTTGTGCATCTCGTATGCGTCACCATAATCACGCGCACGATCCCCGTCTATCAACTCACCGGCAGTTTTCAAAACCGACTGCCGTGTTCCTATCATCTTAGGGTCAACGGGACGCAAGCCCGAAACCCCGTCAGATTTGGATACCTTCGGCTCGACCACGGGGCCAAAGTAAACCGACTCAGTCACCTTCTCCATCCCTACGATACTCCATGTGCCACACGATCATGGCGATGTAACGCGCAACCTTCGCAACAACATTCTCCGGCATCCACGCACACGCAAGATGCAGTGCTTCGTGGATAATCGTCTCAAGCCTAGCCCTACCCTTTAACCTTGAGTCAAGCTCAAGGATGGGCCTCTCTGGTGCCTCTTCTCCGGGGTCCGCATGAAGAAGCTGGGTAGCCATGCCGTCAGCGACGTGACGCATCAGCGGCCTCTCGACGATGAGCGGTAGCTTCCTGAGATCAACGCTGCCATCCTTCTTGAACCCCTCCATGTCATTCGCCGTCTAAGAATAAGTTCAGTCTGTGCTGTATCCGTGTGATGTGATACAGCGTTTCGGGTATCTCCATCGAAGACACGCACTCATAGTTGCCTGTCTCCTTGTTCTTGCCGATCAGGACCAATTCAGAGTATCTGCCAGTGGCAGCCGTGATGATGGTGTCCGGCGTGACCTCACTGCCCTGCTCCTCTGGGGTTGTGCCGGGGAACTGAACGATGTTGTCACTCACAACCGGAACCCTCCATCCGCCTCTTCACCCTGTTGCATCTCATCGTAACGAGTCGTAGCCGTATTGTAAAGCAGATTCGTCTGGCCCTGCTTACCAACCCAAGCAAAGCGGCACTTCCAAATATGGATCTGGGCAACTGTTGGCTCCTCCTTCTCTCTATGTACAGTCAGGCCGCAATCAGCCTTAGCGAACCATGCGGCAGACCCCGATATGTCGAAGCCACCCGGCGGCGGGATGCGTCCATCGGCCCCGCGCTGCATCTTTGTGGGGTGTGCCACGAACCAGATATGAATACCGTGACCCATGGCAAACGCCTTGACCTTAGTGAGCATGTCGGAGATCCACTCCGTCTCGCTCTTGTCGCGGCTGTCCCTGCTTATGAAGTTGTACGGATCAATGACAGCACCACGAATGCCAAAGCGCAGAATGGCAACACGAAGCCGGTCCAGAATGCTATCGAGATCAGCAAGACTGCCATCGTCTTGATGCACAAACGCGAAATGCTCGTTGACGAAGCTGAACGCCGCACGGGCTTCCTCCTTATCCATGCGGCGGTGGTATCCCTCGAAGAAGTGGACCCCGGCGCGTTTAGACATCAGCTTGGCGATATGGAAGCGCGGCTCGTTCTCGAAAGAACAGATGCCGAACTTCCAGCCTTTCGTTGTCGCCATGTTCACCATTATCTGGTCGATGAACTCACTTTTCCCGCTTGAAGGAATGCCCGTAACGATAGTGACCTGACCCGGTACGATGGTATAGAGTTCGTCAACATTCTCATAGCCTGTTGACTCGCCCTTGCCCGCACCCTTGTCGTATAACTCCCATACCAGATCCCCGAAGCGCTCGGCATCGTAGAGGCCTTGGACGGGCCATGCGACCTGCTCGGAAACTGCTTTCCGCAAACCTTCCGCGCCGTGTTTAAGTAGCACATCGTTCGAATCTTTTGCACCTTCGGGGAAGCTGACACGCCAGCAGCGTTCCTTCCCAACACGCCGCGCAATCTCTTCAGCAAGGGCTTCACCCGGGGCATCTGCGTCCGTCGCAATAACGATCCTCTTAGCTGCATCGACGTACTCCTTCGCGTCCCAGAGAAAGCGGAACTTGTTGTCTTCCTTCGGATCAATGCGGCCTTCGGTGACCTTCATGCCTGCACCATTCGGCACAGAGATCGCGTTTACACCAGCCTCCGCCATGGCGAGAACATCCATCTCGCCCTCGACGATAATCAGATCATCGCCCTTCTTGATCCGGTCCAGCCCGAAGAATGATGCCGGGCCATTGGTGCAAGCAAAGCCCTTCTCTGACAGCTTGCGGTGCTTGATCGCCTCCGGCTTGCCGCTCTTGTCGAAATACAAGAAGCCCAGTGCCGGGGTTCCATTGTAGTCGTTACCGACCAGCTTGAACTTTGCCGCAGTCGCTGCGGAGATACCCCGTGCCGAAAGGAATTCGTAATGCCGCTCATCAAGGCTATCGTAATCACCGACAGCCTTCATTGGCTTCCGCTCCTCCATTTTTGCATACCTCGTATTCTTTTCTTGCAACCATACGGCCCCTTGAGCCCCGCAATCGCCATGGTGGCAACTGTACAGGATGGAGTCGTAGCCCCGGTTCACAGCGAGGCAGGTGTCATATTTCTTCTTGCGGGTGGGAGAACACCATGGGCAGGTATAACGATGCTGCCCCATCTTGGTGTTGTTGATGAGCCACTGCTCCTGTGCGGAAGGCATTTATCCCTCCTGATCAGCGGCTTTCTTCAGTTCCTGAACGCCGTGAAGCGGACAGTCTGCGGACATCCAATAAGCTGTCCGGACATTGTCCTTGTCATCCTTCACGGGGATGCCCTTGCCGTAGAAGTTATCCATGACGGGGCACTTGCAGCCCTGATCCACAGCCTCTTGGCTGCCGGGGTTCGGCTTGTTCATCTCTTGTCCTCCTTAACGAGCCAACCTTCGCATCAAGGCGTCCACTTTGGCGTCGTAATCCTCGATGATACCCGTTCTCTTGGAGAAAGCAATCGCTTTTTTGAGTGGCTCGGGGTCGCTTATTACATCTTCACGAGAACCAATATCCCCCTTCACCAGCATCTCGATTGCGCGAGACAGATGTTCTGTAGGGGGTAGGACTGCTCTGGATTTTCTCTTCCAGACGTGTTCAAACTCAGAATACTTGGTTTGCCGAAGAGCCTCTCTTATTTTCTTCTTTCTTGACGTTCCGTTCGTCACAGAAATCCACAACTCTGTGGCATCCTCTACCGGCAGCTTAAAGCTTTTCTGGAAAAGATGGAGCATGGCGTGGCAATCTACGCACATTGGAATCAGATCTCCGTCCGCCTCCTGATATATCCTTGCATAACTCCTATGATGGAGGTGCATTTCTTTCTCTTCATCCCCGCAGGAGCGGCAGCGTTTGTGATGCGTCTCATAATATGACGCTTTACGTGCCGCCCACTCCGAAGACCTTATGTACTTATCGTAGTCTCCAAACCTGAAAATGGTTTGTTTCTTCTTCTTTTTTACGGGGCTGCTATGCGAAACTCCAAAGGAGTCCAACACTGCTATTTTTTTGGAAAGCTTTCTCTCCGCCTTCTCTATCGCCCTCAAGACCTTTTCGGTCTTGTTCTCCTTCTTTTTAAGCTTCGCAATGTTTCTCTTTAGCTGCTTGGCCGATGCACGAATTGAGTGTATGTCCATTACCCTGTCCCATGAGAGCGAGGTTCGGGCAATAGCCACCACTTCCTGCGAGCATAAGCCCGCAAGATTGGCGGCTGAATTCTGTCCTCACGAGCCGCTTCGGCACGAGCAACAGGCAACCATGGATAAGTTGCAATTCAGGCAATTCCCTCACCCGTTCCCGGGTCCGCTGATGTTGCAGCTATGAGGAGGGACATTCCTCATTTGCGTAGGGCAGCCGCTCTTCACTAACCGCCCCCGTCTCTTATCCGACCCATCCCTTTCGGGAAGCTACGGCTTGCCTGTCAGCCATGGTTGCCGACCAACAGGACCGACCCGCGCGAAGTGGTCAACTCGCGGGATTTATAGATCTCCAGAGTATCACGCTGCCCGTGAAAAGGTCAAGCCCCTCTGCGCTTGTCCACCTCTCCGGTGTGTGACTCTACGTAAGCTCGGACCAAGAACCTGAATTCCATGGCTTTCTTGAACGCCCGCTTCCGGTTGCGATCCCTGAGCAATGCAGAAATCAGTTGGCTGATATACGCTGGTTCGATACCTGCCATGCCGCAGACGATCTCGAAGTCTTCGTGCCGTATCCAGTCGGATACCTCCCGGCGTATCGCTCGGTCTCTTGACGCTGCGTCAATTACAGCCTGAGCCACGACGTGGAGCCAGAGAACCTTCTCGGGCTGTAGCGTTGGGTCCGGCATGGACTCAAGAGGCTTGTATGCGCTAGGCGCATGGCTGTCATGTGTTTTCTTCACGCTTCCGCCGGTTCTCTATCTTGCGCCAGTTGTACGCCATCTCCTCGAACTCCTCCAGCGTCGAATTACTCTTGATCCGGTTGGCTCTCTGAGAGACTATCTGGACGTTGCCCTTGATATAGCCCTTTGTGGGGTCAATACGGTCAAAGGACATGCTGTCTTCTTGGAGTCCCCTGCCGTTCGAAAAGTTGAACTTTATGCGTGGAAGGAGAGGGCAGAAGTACACCGGCTTAAAGTCGCTCTCTTCGATGGTAAACTCAATCCCCGCTAACTTCGCCCTCGACCTCGTCGAGAGTATCAGGCTGTGGAGTTTCTTCTCGAATGTGCCTCTCAGGTTTTCCGCCTTCCACTTCCTGTAGTACTCGTCCTCGGGGAGCCCTTTGATTGTTTTCTTTTTGCGTTTGCTGACCTTTGGCTCGACCAATGGCTCCGTCATATCGTCTCCACTGTGATCTCTGCCCTCGGGTTCTCCTTGTCGAGACCCCAGTACAGATGCTGCTCCCTGACCTGCCTATCGTTTAAATAGATGCGCTCCTGCATCAGATCGAAGATCAGACTGGCATCCAGATCAGGGCGTCGAGAGGCGTAGTAGATGTTGATGATCACGCGCAGGTCGCCCGTCATGAGCGGGTCCAGAACGGGGCACTGCTCACCGAACCCCTTCGCGTAATTCAGGGCCTTCTCGGACTTGATAAAGTACTTGCCGGTCCAGCGGCGACTGTTCGCCTTGGAGGCTGGCTCGCCAAGGATCGTGAAACTGATCGTTGACGGCGTGTCGCCTGTCATGTATGGGTGGGTTCCATGAAGCTGACAAACAGATACGGCATACCCGAGACAATCGTTCGCGCGATAGCTGACGATGAGTACGACAAAGGCGACTCCGTTCTGTCGGTGACGCAGTTAATTGCGCCGCCGCGAATCGTTGTACTTCAGAGTTTAAACGAACACAACCTTGAGTCGGACGTAGTTGACAGGGTGCCATCTCTGCTCGGGACGGCGGTCCACAAGATCATCGAGAAGGGATCCAAGGACATCCCCGGCCACATCATAGAGGAACGTCTCTTCGCAGAGATCCACGGGTGGAAGATCTCGGGTGCCGTGGACCTACAGATTGATAACGGCGACGGGACTTGGTCGATCAATGATTACAAGGTGACCAGCGTTTACTCCGTCTTGAGCAATAAACCTGAATGGGAACAACA